CCTGTAACATATATTTCCTTATTAAGTACAGCTTGTTCGCCAAGTGTGGCAAAAGCTGGAAAGTAAAAGTCATAACGTGTTGACCGACTCCACATACGCTGCAAGCCTTGCTGGTATGTAAGATCGGCACGTACTGACACTAAACCGATAATTACGCCGTGTTCAGTACTCGAGTAAGTAAAGCCATGGTTATGAGCCAAGGCAGTACCCATAGCAGCAAGTGTGCCCATAGGGGTAGTAGTTCCACTAGCATTAGTACCCGACGTTTGAGCGATCGGATTAATATTGATATTGGTTGATCCACCCCCGATGTACTCGGGACGCTGTAGGCGAGCATCAGGAGAAATAACACCAAAATGTGACCTAATAATTTCAGTATAACGTGTACCTCCGCGTGCATCACGCTCCAAAAGTTTTTGGATTTGAAAGGATTGACGTAATTGATTAATTGTTGCGGAAGTTGCAGCAGATAAATCAGCATATAGTCCCGTTGAAGATCCGTTAAAAGCAACAGGTCCGGCAGATGCCGAACCGTGATTTACTGGTCCAAAATAACGTACGCCTACGCCGCTATTTTGTTCAAATTGCATTGTTCCATCAGTAAAATTCGTACCGGAAATCTTCTTAAATACGGGAGCAGTATTGTTAGATAAAACTGGTGCAGAACTTCCTAAAGGTAACGTAACAGACGTTCCCTTTTGTGGCCAAGGTAATGCGCTTGTAAAATAATCTTTACGTTTGCCACGACGTAATAATGTGTAATTTGCAACAGTATCAGGACCATCACCTGTATCAACTGTTACAGAATTTTGAAGGTTTTCATCTCTAAACCATTCGTTATATATTAAATTATATGCACGTGGCCAAAAAGCACAATGTGATACAGTATTTGCATTACCTACTTGGCCTACAGTGGGTAATCCCATGTAATCTTGTAATGAACCTATCGCGTATCCACCAGTTGGTGATACTTGTTGGGGTACAACATAAGAAATCGAGTCACCTGGATTATTTTGTTGACCCATAAATTTTTGCCAATTGTCCCAAATTAGTCTATTAGGGACAAAGAAGAAAAATGAATCCAAATGCATGTTGTCCATGATTGGATATAGAGGAGTTGCAAGACGGGCAAATGCCGTCATATTCAGGCGAAACGTATCGCCTGGCAACATTTCGTCTACATATACAGGTACTAAGTAGCCGGCATCGAAAGTAGTTTTGTGTGTTGATTGACAGTCAAATGAACTCCGAGGAATATCAGCCTTCGGAATCATTGTAAATTGATGTACATCTACTGACTTATTACGATGCATGTTATCGAGCTCCTTATTGTTCCGACCCAAAGATAATACCCTTTGAGTCGGTTTGTTTTAAATCATTCCTTAGGTATTTTTACTTGTTTACCTAAAGATAACAGTTTTGGTTGATCATGTAAAGCAAATAACCCTGTATTGTCATCAAATTCGCCAAACTCATATAAATCAAAGTCATCAGGGTGATTATAAAGCTGGTTATCAGCATCAGCTCGATTAACTTCGTCGCTAAAGCTCCTAATTGCGACACCAACAGAGGGAACAAACATTGGTCGACCGTAAGCATCCGCTGCCCGGTCTTTAACTGAACATAGTACTAATTTCATGAGGTTTATCCTTAAGTGAGGTTACGTTTAAGTTTTTGAAGTTTTGCCTGAGTTACTTGCTCTTTTACAAGCAAGCGCTCAGGAGTATTATCTTCATAATTTAGTTTAGCAGACTTTTCTCGAAAGTAAAGTAGTTCGTCAAATTCATATGGATTATCTATTTTATAATTTTTATCATAATATTTTGGAGGTTTGACTTTTTTTCCACGAATTACCACGTAATCGTGAGGATACACATCGGAAGTGTATTTTTTATACCATTCGTAACCTATTCCAGGCTTAAGGCTCATTTTCGTAAACTCAGGTTTACGAGTAGTGATTTCCCCTGATTCAGGGTCAATTTCTGTGTAATGTTCGTTAGCGTTTTTCCCTGTAACCTTTTTCATAATGTATCTAGCCACATAGGCGGCGGATTCGAAAGTAACGTCTCCAATGGAGGAATAACCAAATGGCCAGAGTAATTCAAGGTCTTTGGATCGATATAAGAGACTATTAGCGGAAGTCCGTTTCCATAATTTCTTATCATCGAAATCGAGTCCGAAGATACAGGCGTGCCAGTGCGGGCGGCCAAGGTTTTCACCATATTCTCCAGCCATGTAATAACGTATTCTTCGTCCAAGATACCGCTTTCGTAATCTTTTAATAAAGAGCTGAAAGTCTCTATAGTGTAATGATCGATCGCTTGGGATATGGTCATCATTGTAGGTGAGGGTTAGAAAGCAGTTTTGTGTATGCATTTGAGCTTCATGCATACATCTAATCGCCCACTGACGTGAGCGTTCTAGTCTGCAGCCAACACATTGGCCGCAGGGTAAATTCAAGGAGCGTGATATATCGTGTCTTTTCAATTCTGAAAAGACTATTGATCCATCAGTGCATTGATAAGCACTTATTGGGTGATAACAAGGCATGTGAGGTGCCTGGGGGCTTTTTTAGAGCCTCCAGCCTCCACGTTGTGGGGCTTTTTGCATATTTGCAGATTTTGTTCGTCTAGCGTTCTTTCTAAAAGAACGTGCTGAACGACGTTTATTTACAGGTTTTCTATACATCATTTTTATAGCTCCTTTTATCGTACAGTTTAGTTTTGGTGTCACCTAGCACAGTTACATCAAGTAAGGTAACTGTGCTACGGCTTATTCAGCCGCCTTTTCAGGGGTGTTTTGAGCCACTTCTACGACTTCGGCAGTGGCTTTTTCGACCAATCCGAGTTCCTCGGCTTCTGGTCGATTATCCGAATTTTCTAAAAATTCGATTAATTGGGCAGGATCGTTATCAAACCTTGCCCGAATTTGGGCTGGTAATGCCTCAAATTCATCTTGAACCGCAATAACGCGGTTCATTGCGGTATGGTAGTCACCAATACCGGTGAAATCGCCATAACGTGGCGATAATGGGCTTTCAGGTAAAAGCCCTGTAATATTAAATTGACGAAGAATATTATTAATATCACATTCGTCTTTGTAATGCTGCTGAGCCAGGGATGGCTCCTCACAAGCCAAACCTGACTCATTAGTTGCAGCATCTCTGTCATAGTTATATGGGGTACGTAAAAAAACAGAGTTTTTTGACATTTTTTATCTCCTAGATGATTGGGGTCTACTATCTGGTTGGTATGGTCTAAAAGGATTAGATAATCCTTTTGTTACTAAATTACCAACTGACGATGCACCTATTCCGACATCTCGGACTACAGGTGACAATCGTTCAGCGCCTTTAATATATGCGCCTTTATTTCCTTCATACAGCCTACCAATTGCCTTTGATTCAGGCAATTCTGCTGTATGTTTTGCAGCTAAAGCAGAGCTTTGAGCTGCCATAGCATTATTTTGGTTGATCATAGATGTTACTTGATCAACATACTTTTGATGGCCAGGTAATTGCGCTGATTTATTAGCGCTTTCAACTAGAGCTAAATTTTGATTTGCTCTATTTAAATCTTCCTGGCTATTAGTGGTTGATGCTTGTGCAGCTTTTAGATTAATGTCAGCCATTACATTGGCTGCTTGTGTTGCACTATTAGCTGCAGCGCCTAAAGCACTTTGTGCAACTGCAGTCTGTCCGGCCGGTGTCGATGCTCCACCTTGTGAATAAGCTAGCATGGGATTAAGACCCGCAGCTATCATATCAGTCACAGCACGTTGATATGACGTATTAGACATGCGTTCTTGAAACGCCATTTGCTCTGCTGCCATTGCTTGATTAACTTGATTCGCTTGTTGTTGACCAAAAAACGAACCAAGACCAGCTGCTGCACCGCCTAGGAGTGAACCTAGGCCGGGAGCAGAGCTAAAAGCGTTTGCTATTGCACTAAACATTAGAAATGATCGATTAAGCCAGGTACTGAGTACATTGGCATTGGTCGCGCTTTTTTACAATCAAAAAAGCTATCAAAAATAAATTGTTGTCCATTAGCTGCAGCACCCACTGCTACTACTCGACTCACTGGTGGTGTGTCTTGTATAAACGTTGTATTCAACGTAGGTGTAGTAGTGAATTTTTGTGCAAGATGCCAGGCATCAATAGTTCCAGCAGCAGTAGAACGGAACAAACTTGAAATGCGGCTAGGATAATATCGGTATTCTGCCCAGCGTTCTTGATAGCCAAATACATCATTGTCCCCAGAAGTACCTGTAACATAAATTTCCTT